CGTCTCCAAAATAAATGCGACCTGTTGTTGTTGACAGAATGGAAAGGCCAGTGTCTGCAGCACCTTTATCGATTACAAAATCATCAGCATTGCCGTCTGGCGTAACAGTTGATCCGGTTCCAATTTTTAACAGGCCAGTAACATCAACCGTTGAATCAAACGTTGCTGCACTCGTTACATCTAACGTTCCAGGGACATCGACGTTGCTTGTAAATTCAACGCCTGATCCACCAGAATCGGTTTGCAGCAATTGATGCGCAGTACCGTTTGCTAACTTACTGACTGCAATCTCTGCACTAGCGTTGATATCAGCATTGACAATCGTGCCGTCAGTAATCATCGTGCTAGTAACACTGCCAGTGTCGCCAGTTGTTACTACCGTTCCAGTAACGTTCGGCAAGGTGATGGTGCGATCAGCCGTTGGATCGGTAACCGTTAAAGTTGTTTCATAATCATCAGCCGACGAACCTTCAAACACCACATTGGTGCTTGTTCCAAGGTTCAAGTCACCAGTCATTGTGCCGCCAGCCAATGGCATGTACCGTGCCTCAGGATCCTCTGCAAAATATTGCTTAAACTCCCACTTACTAGTAGAGGAGTTGTATTCCAGACGCATGGTCAGGTCAGATGAACCTGTAAAACCACTGGGAATACCCGTAATAATGCTTTGAGATTCCAAACCTGTGGAATCAGTGACCTCAATTCGGTCTTGATTGCTAGGGCTGCTAGGGAACGAAGCAAAGTTAGCTACAGGCGTATACAACACAGCAGATGCCACGGTTGCAGCAGCAGCATTTGCAGTTGCGTTAGCAGTGTTTGCAGTAGAAACAGCAGTACTGGCATTCGAAGAAGCTGTGTTAGCTGTCGATACGGCTGTAGACGCATTAGTAGAGGCAGTGTTGGCGGTAGTTACAGCGGTATTAGCCTTGTCAATAGCTGTATTAAACCCGCCTGCACCATCAGATTCACGAGAGTTATTAAGTGCGGTTGTTGCATTAGAGGATGCAGCATTAGCGGTAGCAACAGCATTAGATGCATTGGTTGATGCAGTATTTGCCGTACTTACAGCTGTGTTTGCACTATTAACAGCTGCGGTCGCGTTGGTAGAAGCAGTGTTAGCGGTAGTAACTGCATTGGATGCGTTCGTAGATGCTGTATTTGCAGTAGAAACAGCACTAGAAGCGTCACTGGCTGCAGTATTAGCTGTACTAACTGCATTAGAAGCATCAGTAGCAGCGCTGTTTGCCGTGTTCGTAGCGTTGGTTGCTGCCGTAGATGCAGCATTTGCAGTGTTCGTCGCAGAAGTAGCTGCTGTAGACGCTGCATTAGCCGTATTTACGGCATTAGTAGCAGCAGTAGAAGCAGAATTAGCCGTAACTACAGCAGCAGCTGCATCGGTATTAGCTTCATCCGATGTATCCGTAGATTCTTGGGTTACATAAAGGAGCTGAGTAAAGTTATCGTTCAGATCAACAGCACGTAACGCACTACCAGACTGAAAGTCAGACTGGATAGTAACGTTATCAGTGCTTCTAAAGATCTTGATAGCTTGTCCGCTAGGAGGAGCAGTAGTGAAGGTAACTGTACTTCCCGATACTGTAAATGCAGTGGTGGCTACGTTATTAACAGTGGCTTTTACGTCAGACGTATTGATATAATCAAAGGCGATAGAATATGCAGTTGTAGAACCATCACCTGTCGCAGTAAACGGTGAGTATGTCATGTTTTATCTAGGAATTTCTGTGAGTTGTTTAATTGCATCAGCAGTATCACTTGCTTCTGCATAGTTACCTTGATTGAGCTGTGAATCTCGATAAGATGTCATCTCTTTACGTGCTGCATAGTCAGCATTTGTAGAGCTAAGGGCGTCAAAACCAGCCCTAAATGCATCGTTATGAAGCTCATCGAGGAGTTGGTGGAGGAGAGTTTCTTTGATCGGGTATTCTTCCTGGGTTTTAAGACCCCTTTCCTTCACATACTCTTTCATTTTTTTGTCCCAAAACTTTGGTCCAGCATTAAAGAGTTCTTCTACACGTTCTCCTAGCTTGTAATTCTGCGCAATCCAGTTATTAATGAATTGACGTTCCTCAGGCTTCAATGGTTGTCCATCTGTACGATTACGACGAACGGTTTGAAGGTTATCCCAGCCACTAGCAAGTAGTTGTTGACGCCAAGGCTCCATTCCAGGGTTTACCTTAAAGAAAGGTGCAAAAGTATTCCATGCACGAGTCCAAGGATCGGTATAGTTAATAGGATCACCTGTATAAATATCAAGGTAGTCTTCAATACCATCACCAATCAACCACTTATTACGGTTAGCTAGCCAACCTTGATAGTTGTTTTCAACATCTTTCAGTTGAGGTGTGATTGCCTTGTTCAGGATGCTACGGATACCAGCACCAGGAATGAGTTGGTCAGTGTTGTTGACCATGAAACGGTTTAATGCTGAAGGATCACCGCTAATAAGAGCAGCCAAAGGCTCAAATCCACTAAGGAAAGTCTTTTGACTGATGTTCATAGAGATGGAGTGCGCCAAAGCACGGAACCAATCTTCAGTAACAGCTTCATCTACACGATTGAAGTTAGTGACAATGTCAGCAGTAAGACCAAGGAATGAATCAAAGGGTTCTAGTCCTTGATAACTAAATGAATCACCGGTAAATGGATTAATAATTGAAAATGGCTTATAACCCATAGCTTGCATACGACGCTTTTCTGCATCATCTTGGGGTCCAGATCCAGTAATAAGACCTTGTGCAGCCATCAATGCAGCTCCCATAGTCACTGCACTACCCATCATGTAACGACCGATGTATTCAGATTGCAGCTGTTTAAATGCTTCAGGTCCAAAACCAGCAAGACCATGTTCAGACATAACGTCTTTAATCTGCCTTTCAGACTGTGCAGCAAACACACGTCTTGCTTTCCCTAGTGCAAGGTTTAACTTGCCGTTAGTGATAGCAGCTACTGCGTTACCAGGGCTGAATGTGGCAGCCAATTCAAGTGCATTAACGCCAGTACGGGGGAACATGAAGATGGATTTCATGACCGGGAAGTTACGCATGACATTTTCAAGACTGTCAACAACTTCAGAGTCAAGGTTAAGGTTGATTTCACCTGCAGCAAAGGCAGCAGCATCTTGAGCAACATTTGCAGAGTCAGCCTTCATCAAACCATCTGCATCAAACATCTCGTTATAGATGTTACGTTGCATCTTTTGGAAATCGGCTTCGTTGAAAGCACCGCGTGACTGTGAAAGCAGATCATCGTATGCCTTTGCACGGGATGCCATACTTGCAGAGAATGACTTAGTAAAGCCATCAATAGCACGCATGGAATTTAAACCAAAGCGAGGAATAGCATGATCATTAAACCGTGAAAGTAATTTGGTCATGTTCCAGACAGCAACCTTTCCAAAGTGACCATCCTGATACCACTGGGATGACATCTCTTCAAGAGTTTCGTAGTCATCTAGTGCATTGACCTGAAGATCCTTACGTGCATGGTTAGCAGAGGCACGTGGATTATCTAGTGCATACTTCCACTCGGTTTGAAGGTTTTGGAAGCCACGTTGGAAGTTTTCAACAACACCACCGTAGGTGTACATAGCTCGTTTCCAAGCATCAGCACCTTCCTTACCACCGAAGATTCGACCACCTGCAGAGCCTGCAAAGACAGTCAAAGGCTTACCGACAAGAGCAATAGCAGCGCCAGCAGCGGCACGGACAGGTGCAAGACCAGTCAAGACGCTGTTGTATCTAGCAGTCTGGATCTCACGAACAAGGTTTGAAGGCATTTCAGGGCTTCCATCACGGAAGGCTTTCTTCCAAAAACCAAGACGATTCTCTACAAGTTTGTTGAGAGCATGGATCGAATCGACCTTACCACCAGTCTTTGCCATTTCACGGTAAAGAGGCTTTAGGTATTCAGGGTTTTGCTTGGCAACAGTCTTTAGTTCAGAAGCAAGTTCAGTTGCTTTACGTGTGTGCTCAGCAACAGCTTCAGTGAAATGATCAGCTTCGTTAGCCCACCAATCAACGTCAAGTGTGTCTGCACGCTTAGCTTCCTCAAGAAACTTGACAGCATTAAGACCAGTACCCTTGATTGATTTGTGGACACCTACTTCACGGATAAGCAAAGCAAGGTTATCAATAATCATTTCCTGCTGACTAGCAGTATTGACACTATCGCCAATGACATCCACAGCCGTAGAAAGGATGGCTTGATCAGTAGCAGCTTGGTTAGTCACCATTGCAGAGGCACGAAGCTTGGATGGTGAAATGATGTCCAAACCACGCATCAGCACTTCAGTTGCTTGTTTAGCACCTGCAGTAGTAAGCAGCTTAATTTTTTCGCCACCAACTACAATACGATCTTCGGTAAAGTCAAGAGATTTTTCAACTAATTTTTTGAACTCTTCAGGGTCAGACTTGGTAACAGCTTCTGTCAAAGCATTGAGTGCTTTCTTTTGTTCAGCAGCATTAACAGTCTCAGTACCTTTAGAGGTCTTGATACGAGCATCAAACTCAGGCTTAGCTTTTTTGACAATGTCGTCTAGGAGAACAGAACGACCAGGAGCATCAGCACGAAGGATTTCCTTCATGTAATACTCAGAAGCTACTGGAGGAGCAGCGCCGTAAGTAGTACCGATATTCTCAGCAATACGTGCATACGCAACCTTTGCCATAGGAACATCAGGCTGATAGTTCAACACAGGACGTTCCATCTCAAAGGACGGGGTATTGACATAAGGGTCATACTCACCAGCTGCTTCTTCAAACCTTTGTACACCTTTAGTAATCAGTGCTTCTTCACGTGCGTTTTGGTTTGCAACTACCTTGGCAACTAGTTCGTCACCATCGGCTTGGTTAAGGTTTACAGCTTCAGTAAAGTTACGCTCGTCAAGAACTTGCTTAGCTGCGTCATCCTTAGGAATGAGCGTAGTACGTGGACGCAAAGAGAAGAATGCATCAGCAACACCAACAGCTCCACCTAAAGCAAAACTCTCCAACAAATTTTTGGCTCGAATTACATCAGGACTATCGGAGTCACGGCTAGCCCAGGGAACCTGAACACCGAGCATCTCTTCCAAGGCAGTACCAAGGTTGCCAGCTTCATCAGTCTGCTCAGACACTGCCTCAACAGCAGTACCTACACCAAGGTCAACAGCAATCTTGCCAAGGACCTGGGTACGACGAAGAGCAGATGCGGCTTGTACACCTTTACCAAGCTTGCCTGCAGCAGCAAGTCCCTGTGCACCTTTAGCTACCAGACCACCACCAGTGAGGGTGGGGATAATGATTGCAGAGGCGTCACGGATGAACTTATTGACACCGTTCATCTCGCGATCACGACCATGGTGCTCATCCCACCACTCATCAGCAGGCTTAAGCCAGGGGATTAGAGAGGCAGCGTCAAATGCTGTGTCAATGACACCTGCACCAACGCTAGCCACTTGTCCTACGACAGGAGTCTCAAGAACTCGATCACCCAGGTGCTTGCTATCTTCTTTTTCTTTTTCAGCAGCAGCGGCAGCCTTACGCTCCTCTTCCTCACGAACAGCAGCATCACGTAGCTCTTGATCGCGTCGTTCTTCCTCCCGCTGTGCATTAAGGAGACGTTCCTCCTCTTCTAGTGGATCATATTTGATTTGATCCAATTCATTTGTAATATCCATTAGTTAGCAGGAGTAAGACGTTCAACAACTTGTGGGTTCATATTTTGACTTTGCTGCCAAGTGGAAGGACCGAATGCAATAGGTTGTGCACGCGCAGCTTCAATAATTGCTCGCTCTCTAACAGTGGCTTTATCGGAAGGACCAATCCAAGGTTGGATACCACGCTCACGTATTAGTGTCAGACCAAGTAGATCTTGGGTACGTTCGTTGAAACGGGCATCAAGGGGAACACCAGCACGTTGTACAACACCAGGCAAAGTATTACCAATAAATTGATAACGACCTGCAGCATGGACACGACCAGCTTTTTGCAACTCTATAACCTGACCAACAGTCAAATCAACCAAGTTGACACCAATAATGCCTTTGCTAGGACCACTCCGACCAACAACTGTGCGACCACCGTCAGCACCGCCTTCGTTCATTGCGTTATAACCGCCAACAGAATCTGACTCATACTTACCCAAAACGTCCAATGCACGTGATTGGGTCGGAGTCATTTGGTAGTTACGGTTATAAACCGGTTGACCACCAGCTGACATAATCATAATGTCAGTGTTAGTAGGAGAGGGGTAGTTACGCAAGAATGAATAACGCGGAGGAATTACATTCTCCATTTCGATAGCAGCTTCGATATTTTTGGGAGGTTTCAGACCATGAGCTTCCATTTGTCTCATCAACACTTCTGCATAGCTATAGCTAGAGCCATCAGGCTTCCTAGCTAAACGCTGAACCATTTCAATTTGAGGAACAATTGTTGGCTTTTGACCAGTACCGAGCTGCTGGGCTACTTTTTTAAGGGGATCAATATCGACAAGCTGAGTAGAGATATCAGAGCGATTCTGTGTGAGGGTTTCGCTGATACGAGTTGCGGTAGCTTCATAGTCACTAGTTTTTGCTTCTTTTTCTTTGAAGTGTTTATAAACGCCAGAGCGGAACCCATCCTTAGCATAGTTATTATCAATGGCATACATGCCTGCTGAATCCTTATCAAACTCAGCATTGAACTTACCGATAGCGTCGTCGTAAGCCTGTTGTTCAGTTAGGCCATTACGACGTGCAGTGATGTAGTCAGTAGAGAATTTATTTACTGCATACTGAGACATAACGTGCAGAGAACGATGAGTAGTTTTTCCGCCATGATCCTTTGCACGGTCACGTAAATATGCTTTGATGTGATCCTCTGCTTCAGTACGTTGAGTCTTAGAAGCAGAAATGGTATTAGTTTCCTTGGCTTCCTTAGCCAATTCATCACGTGTTTCGCGGGAAATAGGAAGATTCATAGCATCCTCAGGCCTAAACATGCCATACTTAATTCTTTCCCTTGCAAGCTCAATATACGGTTTTTCGTCAACAGCTTCTGGAGTAAACTCACGAAACTTTTCTAGCGTTAAAACATGCTCATTATATAAAGGACCTTTCTTCCGGTATTGTTCCTGAAGATCGTCAATGTTTTCATCAGAAAGATCTAGTTGTTTATCTTCTTCAGTGACATCCTCAATCAGTGTATCAAGCAGTCGATCATGGTCTTTTTTAACAGCCATTTGCTCAGCTCGCTGTTCAGCCGTATAACGGTTGTAGACCCGCTCAGCACGCTGTTGATTAATCCTTAAGAAGTCAGCACGGAACAACTCACCCAGGGTTTTGTTTCCCATTGAAGGGAGCGTGGAGTTAGCAATTTCTGTGATCTCATCATCACTAAAACCAACAGGCACACCATTGACAATTTGACGTGGTGTCTCCATCAATTTGAAAAGACGTTCACGTGCCTCTTGCCTTCCGTTGGGAAGAAGAAATTGAAGACCAGCAAATGCTTTGTGGAAGCGTCTTGCTGCACTAGGCTCAACCCTACTTTGAAAAACAGAGTTTTCTAAGGCTTGAATTTTGTCGAGCTTTTGTAGATTAAGTTCATTCTGAAGGGTACTAGAAACAATGGCATCTGCTTGCTGGCGCATCTTGCGCAATGCAGGCACAAGCATCGACGACTTAATGCCATACATACCATTCTGCTTCAAGTAGCCATGCAATACCTGTTGAGCAACAAAAGCTTTGTCACGACTAGAGACTGCTTGTGAAGGAGTACCATCAACAAATGTACCGTTTGGACCATAAAGTTTGACCTTGGTTTGGTTGTCATTAGCAAACATATTTTGCAAAGTAATACCAAACCGTTCAGACGCATAATCAAGTCTTGCTTGCCTTACTGCAACACTTAAGCCGTGAGTATTTTGCCGCATCTGGGCAACTTCAATTGGATCAGCACCAGCTTCTTCAGCAGATCTAGCACCGGCAAGAACATCAGTAGATTGAATGAAAAGGTTTTGATTAGTATAGTCGTCAGCAATGAAACCTTCTGCATCCTTACGATCCGCAAGATCTTGAGTATAAAGTCTAGTTATTTCTTCATTATACTCATTATCATACTTTTGTTTTTTAAAGCCAACATAGGCTTCAGCTGCAGACTTGCTTAGTGATGCAAGGTTTTTGTAAATATCTTCACGATTTTGACCAGCGAGTTTGCGACGAGCCTCCGCCTCTTCGAGTCGAATCTTGGCATTATCTTTACGGACCTCATTGTTGAGATCCATCATCCGATAAGACTCACTACGGAACTCATCCTCCTGATCCATAGCTCTATGGAAGGAGTTTAGATATGAAGCAGTGTTAGCGATATCTGCATCTCGTACAGCTTGAAGACCGCGTACGGTTTCTTCTGCCTGTTCAAGGATGCGTCTAGATGTATCGGGAACCTGCAGTGGTTGAAACCCTCTATTTTCTTGGGCGTACCCTTGAAATTTAGACATAATTAATTAGAAGAATTTGTCGATCAATTGTGCTCCAAAACTTACAGCAGCTGCAGTTCCAGCAACGACTTGACCGCCTGGAATGACAGACGCAACAGTAGCGACAGTACCTGCAACACCAGAAACACCTTGCAGGACAGGATTAGTGTCTTGAGACATTTGACCCTGATTCTTAGCCCACACTGGTTTAACGGGTCTAGGCGGTTTAATTGCAAGAGGAAGTTTGGTTTCGAATGGCTTAGGAATAGCGGGTTGAATGGATGGCGACAACTGACGCTGTGCATAGGCAGCCATATCAGCGCCAAACTTTTGCCGTTGAATAGCAGCAACACGCTTTTCGTAAGAATCCGCAGCAGACAAAAGAGATCTACCCAACTGTTCGCGTGACATATTGAACTGTTCAGTAGTAATACCAAGAGCCTTAGCTACTTGATCTTGCTGTGCTTTGAGACCTCTAACGGTGCTTCTTTTTTGCTGTCGTGCCTGTCGAGTTCGCAGTCGACGACCTCTCTCAATAAAGCCTTTTTCACCAAGCTGTGCGTCAACAATCTCGCGATCAATATCGATAGCTTGTTGTGATTTAGTAAGTTGATCAGCAATCAAGGCAGAGTTGACGCCAGCAAGAGCCTGAATAGATTGCAGTGACCGTTGAGCAGTTCTACCAGCACGACCACGTGAACGTGACGCACCTTCTTCCTGCAGTGCTTGTAACCGGTTTTTGTATTGCTGCGTGTTGCTCTCAGCTTTAGCTTGCTGTTCACGTAGTTTCAGAGATTTCTGACGGTTTTCAGCCTGCAGTGTCTCCTGCTCAGCACCTAGTGAGAGCAATGCTTTATTGGTCTGGAAACCCCTTACAGCATCTTTAATACCTCTTTGCGCAGTATCGTACTGATACTTGCTATCAATGATTTGCTTCTGATAAGCAAGGTTGGTTTCATCAGTCTCGAATGCGTTGGCAAGAATTCGTTCATTAAAGACTTTTTCTTCACCCTCAAGCGCTTCCTGTTCAGCCTGTTGGTTAAAAATAAGCTGATCAACAAAGTTGCGTTCAGACTGCTCAAAAGCTTCTAGTTTTGCATCTTCGCGAATACTGCGAATCTGCATATTCATCTTATAGGTATCCTTCGCTTGTTCGTCACGAAGTTGCTTATCTACCTTATTTTGGTAAATAGATGAATAGAAACGGTTAAGACCCTGTGCATAATTAGAGAGCTGTGTCTCCTTATTAGCCTTATATATTTTTTTACTATCGCTCATCAAGCCCTCCTATAATATTTGGTAGAGTAGTTTCCTTCCCACATAGCTGAATTTAGAGAAACAATATAAGGGTTGTCGCTAAATACTTTTAAGGTGTAACTAGTATTACGTTGGTTAATTGGCACCGTAAAAACATTACGGTCTTCAATCGGAACTTGATCAAGCAGCGAGTAGCCAGCATTGAAGATCGTACCTGCAATAGTTTTTTCTGCTTCGTTATTAGCAGTTACTTTGAACTGCAAGCCGCCTGACAAGCCAACAGAAAACAGCATACGTGCAATAGTTAGGTAAGCTGTGTAATCAACAGTCTCTCCACTCCGATAAAAGAGCCTAGGAAGATTGACTGAGAAGTTAAGTTTATATCCAACCTTCCAATTCAAAGAACTATAATCCTTACCTGTAAGAACAAAATGATTACCACCTGACGTACTGGTAGTAGGAGTAAGGAAAAGACCAGATGCTGTAGAACCAGATGTAGCATCCTGGACACAAATTGGTGTAAGTCCAGGGATTAACTCAAATGGTACAAACAACTTTGTAGTTTTAGTTACAGCGTCGTATGTCTTAGATGTAGGAGCAACCATAAAATCAAATGATGGGTTGCCACTAACAGTGGTTGTACTTGTAGGTAATGCGTTGAGCTTGGAAGTCAAGAGTGTCATCTGCCCGACACCTTTGACAACAGCAATCATGGTATCTGTGTCAGTTGCAAAGAACTGCACATCACCAGGCATTTCCCAGCTATACCAGGCACGCATAAGGGTTTGATCACCCTCGACGTATGACCTGTAGTAGTAGATTTTTTTACTTGCTTGTCCGTACAGTCCAATGAAAGAGTTCTGAGTATCAGAAAACATTGATGACACTGACTGAGGAATATACTGGGTAATAGTTTTCCCGAGGTCAACGAACAAAGGACTTGCACCTTGACCTTGTGTCTGCATACCAAACACACGGCAATAGTCAGTAGTCTTGTTAATGAAGACCATGTTGGTTCCGTTCTCAACGGGTGCTACAACAGGGTCAACCTCATAGTTGGAGATACTTTTAATAACAGCCTGTGTTGGGCTAAGAATGCCAGTGTCGGAGAACAGCATGAACTGCTGCTGTTGACTGAACAACACAACACCCTGAGAAACAGGAACAGCTGCTGTCAGCGTGACAGGACGAAGACTTACACACTTAAGATCAATGGGATCAGCTTCAGTCTGGATCTGTGCTGAATTAACAAAGTAGTTGAAGAAATTTTCTCCACGTGCAGGCTGGCTAAGGGTGACGTTGTCACCAGCCAAGAAACCAAGACGATTGTTAGCAAAGAAACCGTATGTCAATTTTTTGCCAATAAATCCTGGGGAAGGATTAGTGACATCATCACCGACAGTACGGTTGTCATATGTAATCGCACTAAAAGTAAAGTTGTTAGCACTTGTACGTACCAACTTATGTGGCATAGTGGCATTATCTAAACCTTGAGATACGCCTGGCTTTACCGTTTCATTCCAAGTAGTGCCATCAGATTTGACATAGAAGTCATCTTCTGCCGCAGATGTATTACTAACCTTATAAACAGCACCGCTGTTGGAGCTAGCACTAGGCAGATTAGCAATACTGTCAACAGTAGCTGCAATAGAACCACTTACATTGGTTGACGACATTGCAGTTGTAATGGTCTTGTTAATAACAATGATTTGATCCTGCCTTGAGATAACATGAAAATCATTGTGATTACCATTTAGGTACGTTTGACTAGTACCGTTTGTCATTGTGGCTGCTGTGCCATCAGTGTTCCACAGCTGGATCTGCTGTGCCTTGATAACACCTACATATGCTTCAGTACTGGAGACACGAAAATAAAACCAATGACCAGCAGCATATGTGGTGGATGATCCAAGGTCTGCCTTCCAACTGAAGCCAGGGCGTTTAATAAGACCGAAAGTTGGGTCTGGGTATCCGTTAATAATTTCAGATACTTGATTCGGAAGCTTTTGATCGTCAGGTTGCGTGGATACACCACCCAGAAAATCAGGAATTTGTTGAGTGATGTTTGCCATTATTGTCGATAAAGAGCATTGTAGGGTTCATAACTGACGTAGAAGTTACCACCTTCGGGATGACCAAAGAAGGTAAAGTCGCCTTGATTGCATTCATATTCCATTGCCATTGCACGGTTGTATTGTTCCTTTTCTTTTAACAACTGGTATTGAGTAGGATCGCCTACAACACGGCTAGAAAAGATTGTCGCTGCACGTGCAACGATGTAGTCACGAATAGGTTTGGGAAGATCACCCCAATCAAAGAAATATACGACATCAACAGTGGGTGTTTCTGTCCATTGATATGTATGATTTTGACGATCATAAAGTTTGCCGTTGCGTTGCACAGCATCCTTATCTTTGTTTGCATGATGATTAGACAGGTCAACCTGCAGCACATCAGTCGGAATAGTTATTTCTTTTGTAGTTGCATCAGGAACAAAAGACTTTAGGTGATATTCTTTATTGTATGTCCAGCCTTCAGCCTGCACTTCACGTGACACGTGGGTCAGTGTTTCAAAAGCGAGCGCAACGTCCGGGTTGGTGTTTTCAAGTTGAGTAACAGGAGCTTGGCCTACAGACATGAGAATCTCATTTACTGCAGTCAGTTGATCAGTTGTAGGTGAACTAGGGATAGCCATAAAGAGATCTCGTTCAATAAAAAAAAGGGACCCCGAAGGATCCCTTGTGTATAAATAAAATCAGAATTCAGAAGGAGCAGTAGCACCCACATACAGCTCAACAGCTGCAGCAGGGTTCAGATAGTCTGCGCCACAAGCCAAGCGGCCGAGCATCACGTCGCCTTGGTAGACCACGGACACGTCGCCACTGGTGACTTGCACCTGAGGACCGATGGCTTCGACCATACCGGCTGCTTCCTTTTGGAAGATCAGACCACAGGACTTGGAGCCAACTTGAGCGGCAGTACCGTAATCGTTGTTAATACCGTTGCCAGTATCAGCGTCTTCTAGAGTTTCACCAACGAAAGAGCCAGTGCGGCCAGGATCGGTAACGCCAGTAGTACCACCGTAAGCAGTACCGTACTTACCCAGGAACGGAATGTTCATGGACTTGTAGATCTTGATACCAGCGATCTCAATGATTCCGTTACCGCCTTGCAGCGCGGTGCCTTGAGAATCGCGGTTGACCAGGCCGTTGGAGCCAACAGCTTGGATCAGTTCGTAGTACTGACGGGGGTTCAGAACACCCACACGTCCGTCAGAGGAAACACCCTTCTCATCGAGAGCAGCTGCTGCGTCATAGAAGGCGGACACAAGAGCAGAGGAAGAGTAAGCATCAGAGTCGTTGGTGGTAGAACCCACGCGAATCTGAGTACCACCGGGCTCTACGAAGCCAGTCTTGGTGATAGGGGAAGCTTTACGAGCACCACGTGCAACAGCACGGAAGGCAAGCCGGTCATACTTTTCAGCCAGTGCATAACCGATCTTCCGAGAGATTTCGGAACGCAGATCGTAGTGGCTGAGAACCTCATCGAGGTTGTAAACAAAGGCTGAACTGATGAGCAGATCATCAACGGTGATGGTCTTCTCGGCCACCGGCGGTGCACCATCAGAGTTACCGAGGATGCTGTTACCGGGGGTGTGGAATTCAGACTTGGTGCGACCCGTGTAGATGAACTGCAGGGACTTGCCGTTCTTCAGGGTACGCTTCATGATCAGATCACGAGCGATCGTATTATTCTGGAAGCCTTTGAACATCTCACCTGAAAAGAGCTTCAAGTAAAGAGCGCGGGCGTCTCCAGTGCTATTAGATTGACCAGGCCGTGTAAGGCTAGTGGTCAAAGTAGAATTTTGTTGAGCCATTAATTTAAGAGAATGTATTAATCAGTCTCTTCAAAGCTTTGAAGTGTGTGGTCTATCCCACCGTCTAGACGGCAGCTGAGGTATCCGCGTACGGGCTCAGTGCCATAGAGCAGGAGGAGGAATCGAACCTCCTCTACACCATCTGCTATTTCTTTTTCTTGATTACTTTTTTGGTGACAGTGGGACCACCTTCGGAGCCAAGCAAGTTGGTTCCAAAACCTTGCAGGAACATCCCAGCAAGACCACCGGAGAGACCAGCTGCAACGGAAGCAGTACTACTCCCCTTGGTCTTCTTCGTTACTTTCTTCTTGTATGCCATCTGTAGTTTCAGTAGGTTGTTCTTTTTGTTCAGGTTCAGGATCGTAACGAGTCACGTACGCCTGCATGACATTGCTTTGGTGTGCCATTACTGCATAAAATTTTTGCGATTATATTCTTTAGCAAGGGGGGATTGATCAATCTTCTTGCTAGTCTTGGCTTTGAGCTTTGGTGTTTTACCACCCTCAGAACCTTCAAGATTTGTAGAGTTACCTGAATTAAAAGCAGCGTACACTGATGCTGCTCCCTGAGCAATCTCTAAGGCATCGCTAAAACCAAACTTTTTCTTTTTACCCATTAGAATTCAATCTCCGAATTGTCTAGTTTGTTAATAACATCAGCCCTGTAGGCAGGGTCAGATTCATAGCGAGGATCTGACATAGCCTGTACAAGTTCAGCCTGACTACGGAATCCCTGGGCAACAGTGGTGGGACTCTTGCCTGTGAGAAGCTCACCATCTACACCAGTGCCATCGCCATATCGAGCCATGAGAGCTTGGACAGCAAAGAAGCAAGCGGCAGGATCACCTGAATCCATGACATCGTCATACATGTCGATCTCCGCTTCACTCAGGTTGTCACTAGCCCAGCTAAGCATTTGCTCATACTCCTGTTCGCCACCTGCCATATCCTGAAGAGCTTCAATGTCTTCATCAGTAAGACCACCTTCAGTCTCTTCACCTTCCTCTTCGTCACCACCCTCAGGTTCTTCAGAAGGTTCCTCCTCTTGAGGCTCTTCTTCTTCAGTACCGAGCTTTTGTTGAAGCTCAAGGTAGGCTTGCTCAAGCTGTTCAGGTGAATTGTATTTACCAGCAAGCAGTGTCTCTTGTTCTTGTGCGAGCTGTTCACCCACCTCAAGTGAGTTCTGCTCTTCAGCGTTAAGTTCGCCAGGCTGTGCGACTGGCTCCATAGATGTAAGTGTTTCTGACATGGGGTGGTTTACTCTTCTGTGGGTTGATTAATTTGTTGTGGTGTTGCTGGAGGTTGTGGTTGATCTTGCTGACCTTCTGCCTGTGCAACCTGTGCAAACCTGCTGGCTTGCTTAGTGAGTTCGAGCTGCTCTTGCTGTTCTTGTGCAGCCTGTTGCTCGCCTTGTACTTCCTCAGCAGTGCGGACAAGGTTGAGTACATCAATACCTTGTGAGGTAGCAAGTCGTTTGACAACCTCTTCAGGGTTGATGTATTTGATGATTGCCTCAGGACCCATGGTTGCAGCAATGGTCTGCATAAACATGGAAAGACTTTCACGATCTTGACCACGACCCAATGCGTTCACACCAGCCACAATGGTTGGTTTGACAAGATTAGATGGGAGACGTGGGATCTCACCAGATTTCTGTGCAACACTAAGTTTGCGGTTGAGATAAGGGACAAGGAAATCAACAGTCAACAGGGAGAACAAACCCCCAAGCTGTTGCTCTAGTTCCATCTGTGTCATCCTTACTTCCTCAGCAGTAGTGCGTTCACTATTGCGAACAGTGAGGATAAGGAAGGCTTCTGCAATCCGACGTTCAAGTGATTGAATCATCTGATACGCAGTATTAAAGTCAGCTGTTTTACCAACTTGTACAACACCAATATCGTCAGGTCTTCCCTGTACGATTGCACCATTACCAGCTTTAGCTAGGGTGCTGGGCTTAGTGGTACTAGAAGGTGACACAGTAAAGACAACCTTTGCTGCAGCTGCACTGCCTTCAATGATTGCTTGAGACAAAGCATCGAGTGATTTAAGATCACCAATGAATTCTTCTACCCTGCCTCTACCGTAGGCTTCATTGTCTACGGTGTTAAACCTTAGTGCTAACCAAGGGTTTGTATCGAGAGGTGCCTTACCTTGAGACTTAGGGATGATCTTCCCGTAAACCTCTTGGTGCCAGACAAAGCGATTGTTGTCACGCCTAATGTGGGTGTACACATCGCATTGATTGTTCTGACCAGTTCCTGCATAGCTCTCCTCACTGTCAACAACCATTGACTTGAGTTGAGGGAACATCTCCTCTACTAGTTTTTTGTTAATGCGTTCTTTAGTAACGATCTCAATTACATTACCTAGACCATCTCGATCTACAACATACCGGTTTAAAGGATAAAGCTTCAGTTTATCTTTTGCCATATAGATCAAAGCATTACCTGCTACGACAAGATGCTTCAATGCTTGGTGTACGGTGACACGATCATCAGATGCAGCAATCGATTCCATCATGGTGCGTTCGATCTTTGAAAATGACAAATCAAGATCAGAGCGAACTTTTGGATCAATGCCTTCACCAATCAGACTGGTCTCGTCAACCTGAAGTTTGAAGAAGCTTGTTTGTACAGGAAGGAGGGCGAGCATCAGCTTAGAAGCCAACGTAACAACACCCTTTGCACCTACACTTTGATAAGGATTAAGCAGAGTTTTGTGAGAGCTGTTGTCCTCATCCTGCTTAATCAGGTATGGCAAAGTAAGTTTAGAAGCATCAATTGCGGATTGTAGAAACTGGTTCCGGTCAGAACTGAGAGCTTCGTACCGTGCTTGTGCTGTCATTTATTTAAGTAGTTGTTTTTGCAGCGCGTCGTTCTTGTCGCCGTTGTTGCCGTCTTTGTCGACGAGCGGTACGGCCTTTAATACCAACAGCAGGAAGAGCGCCGTCTTCACTACTACGTGGCTTAAGAATATTCATTCCAGTCTCTTTAAACTTGTCAGCATTAGATGTCACATCTGCTGTAAGTTTGCTGGTAGTCTCTTTGATCTTATCGCTATAGTTGATCTTACCAAGCTTATTCTTTAGGGCTTCTACTGCACCACCATATTTAGGTTCACTTGATCCAGGCAGCTGCGCACTTCTACTTGTAAGTGCTTTCATAGCATCACCTTTTAGACCACGATCCCTGGCACGCACAGCCATTTGATTACGCACATCACCAACATATCGCTGAGCATCGAAACCACCATCTTTGTTGGTGTATCTCTTAAGACGATCTGTTGTGTTTGCTTCTACCTTAAGACGTTTGGGCGTAAAGTTTTTTGCATCTTTAAATCGATCAGCCCACTGTTTAGCGACATCATCTTCAATACGATCAGGATTCCATGTACTCTTATCGTCTTCAAAGGAGTCGACAAAATCTATATCGAGTTCCTTATCGAGGAACCTTTCTAGCTCTTTATCGTCTTTGGGATTTTTTATTTTGTTACGCTTAATGCCAAGCAATTTCTTAGCACCAGGACGAAGCGTAATACCTTTTTTATCAACAAGTCTTGTACTGATACGCCTAAGGGCTTTCTTTTTTACACCAGCTTCCTTAGCTGCTTTGACCTGTTTGCGAATCTCCCTCTTTGCTACCTTGCGTTCCTTAGTAGTTCCTGCCCTTGCACCACGCTTAATAGCTTTTCTAACTTGTCTTTTGGCTTTAGCTTTTCTCTTAGCCATCGAGTTCCTCCATGTATTTAATCACCCACTCCACAACACTACGTTGACCAGAGCGGTACATAACTTTTTGCATTGAATCATCAGGTGTAGGGTTAGTGGGTGGGAAAGCTTCTTCTAATGCATGAATTAGTCCACGGGATTGCATCCCAAAGACCTCAAGCATATTGGGGGAGGTTGACATTGCTATGCTCAAAGAATGCAGGCATACGTCCTGCTTTGGTTTCTGCTAGTTCAGGTGCCTTGCCTTCATACATAAGGCGATCACTGGAAGCTAGCCAAAATTTTTTATCCAAATACTTATCGGATGATTGACCCAGGGGTTGCATCACCCAATTGATAGTTGCCTTCCTGAGTTTATCAAGAGAAGGACTGATGTTATACCCCAGCTCAGTATGAACCAGACTATTGGTAGCCACATGGATTTGTTCATCACGACTAATATCAGCACTTACTGTTCGCATACCAGCGTCACCATTAAAGCGAAAGAATGGTAGAAGAACGAAGAAAATTGCACGCTCGGCAACCATTGCTTTGGTAATTGTGTGATCAGGATGCGCTTCCCAAGCAGCCTTGAGTTTGAAGGCTTCCGCTTCCGCTTTCTCATCAACGCCGTAAGCAGAGGCAATGTAACCAAGTGCCAAGTCGTGATTCTCTTCGTCGGTGACATTAGATCGCAAGATACTGCGCGATGCCTCTGGTACGTCAGTGGATAGAGCATCAGTAATAAAATCTCCCACAGGTAGTTCCATATGTCGCAAGGCAAGAGCACGGAGGATTGTTTCTTCCGCGCCTTGTTTGCATGTACCAGCACTCACCTGTACTGGTGTCCATTTGCGCTTCCGCGCTAGTAGTTTTTGATAAGGGTTCATTCTTGACAATCACATTGAGGTTCTTTAAGAAGATCCTCCAAGTAATCATTGACCTCAGTTTCATCCAAAGCAGCATATGCGCTTGACTTATCCTGTACGTCGCCCATTACTTGAAGGCTGTAGTAGAGGGAAGTCTGGGGCGATTCCAGCCACTCTTCGATAAAAGACTCATCCATGATGACCATATCTGACCACCAGTTCTGTGAGTATCCGTGAAGAAGTCCAGTCCTATCCAACAAAATCATAATGTTGTCGGATACTTTCTTGAATGCCTCCCATCCGACAGCAGAGGCAATTTCTACGTCACCGTAGTCATATGTTTGTACACCAAAGGTGCCACTGTCACGATCGACAGTACGTGCAATGGGTGGTGCAATCTCAGGGGTAGAAGTGAATCCATCAACATCCTGTGAGCGGTAGCTACAAGACGCTGTAGGAGCGATAGCAAAAGCTCGGACCATGTTGTTAGCCCTAGCAATTGCAGCAGCTTGCATGATCCCATCACGAAGCTGACGTGCTAGTTCAAAAGCAGCAGATGCTTTTTTCTCACCTGCATTCAGAGATTGAAGTGCATCTCCGAATTGGTTGTAGGTGATTCCATATCGCCTAAGAAGGTTAGCGAGTCCAAGCATCCCGAGTCCGATTTGACGGTCGGTTTCAGCTGGGAGATACTCTCCTGTATCACCGACACCAGTTCGAGAGTGGAGCTTGCACAGCTCCGACATACCTTGAACGAAAGCTTGCGGAATGTTGTCGAACTCACAGGCAGCGAGATTGATATGTTCAAGCAAGCACGTTCCGCGTGAGCGCAAGTAAACTTCAAGGCAGACGTTTCCATAAATTCGTTGTCCTTCATTGTCATACTTAACTTTGTTTAGCCATACATCACCACGCTTCATGCTGTTGAGCAGCTTGACACGGGTGACTACATCCATCTGTTCCCACCAGTCTTCGTTGATGTCTACGCAACGTTTGACCCAAGGAAGTTGCTCACGTGGTGTGTTGATAAACTCCTCAATGTCAGGATGGTTGGCATCGAGGTGAAGAACAATAGCTCCGTTCTTATATTTACCACCACGTCGGAGAACCTCATTTAAAGTAGAATAGATCTTCCCGAATGAGACAGGACCAGAGGCAACAAGCCCTTTGCCATTATCGTCTCCTTTGGGTCGGAGTTTACTGAGGTGGATTGCAACCCCTGCTCCATTTCGCAAGGCGTGTGAGGCGAAGCGCCAGCTGGCTTCAATGCCATCTGGTCCTTCCATTGAGTCTTCAACAACAAATACTGTGCACGACACAGGGAGACGGCCAGCGGGATCATCGATCCACGATTGGACACGTCCAGTTCTAGAGATAAGTTCAGGCATGGACAAGATCGTTCAAAATAGGTGGTTGATAGTTTGGTCCCTTCAGGACTTTGCCGTCTGCACGGCGGATTGGTTTACCGTCCAAACCAAGCTTGGACATGTTTGATTTATGGACACGATCAAGTGCTTCCTCTAGATCCCATTCCATATTTTCTGCGTACTGAAAGCAGACATACACAAGGTCTGCCAGCTCTTTTAGTTCTTGTTCGAATCCTTCACGCATCGAGTGTCTGAATTCAAGGTATTCTTCAGCGATCAAATCCCGTTGCATAGTCCGGTTGTCCATGCTGTTCTGGATCCCATACGCCGATCGGAATTCGATTGCTTGATCGCTCAGACTTTTCGATCTGCAGTGTGCTGTGGTGGAGTTCATTTTCAAGATAGTGGATAGCCTTTTTAAGGTCTTGAGTCTTTGTGTTATTACTTTTGAAACCGGCTCTGCAAATATATTTAATAGCATTGCCTAGGTGATAGTTGAGGTCTTGGTCTCTAATGAAATCCCATACTTCTATTTGACCTCGGGTGTAGTGGCTGGGTGAGTCGGCCATTGTTTAACTAGATTACTAACAGTATTTGAAAGAACAAAATTTTGACGCTGTAAAGCCATGAAGACTGTGATGAGATCTTTCTTATCAGCGTCAGGCAGCAGGTCTTCCAACCTCCTGATCTTGAAGTTCTGCTCCATCGTCAATTCTGTAACCGGGGGTGGGGGTCCAAGGAATGACTTGTCTGTTGATTGAGTCATAGTCTGTACATGTGAGAATGCGTGCAAGACGAGCGTTCATCAATGCAGCATCTTCATCAAGATCCTTATTCTTAAAAGCCTTCACAACTGTTTCCCAGCTGTAACCATCTTCATCAAACAAGGCAACTGCACGTTTGACACCGATACCAGGTACACCGCTGTAACCATCTGTCTGATCACCAGCAAGTGTTTGGATCAAGTGCCACTTAGCACCCTCTTCGGGAGTGATGTGGAGTGTCTCATCTAGGTTGTAGACACGGCCTGGGATCTGGCGCATGTCTTTATCTGGACTGACAATAATGTTCCCAGGATTAGCAGTCGCGTAGATACCCATGGCATCATCAGCTTCAAGCTCAGGCATCCTGATAACTTCATAGTCATTACAAAGTTCCGCAATTACGCGCCTGTATCCACAGGGCTTTTTACGATTTCGATGACCTTTGTATTGGGGGAAAATTTTCTTCCTAAAATTCTTTGAGTCACTGAAGAAAAGAATAAGTTCTGGTGCATCCCACATAAACTCATTCTTGATTTTATTTAGTTCCTTAAGAACATTTTTGTACGCTTCGCTAAATTTACTAGTCACTAGGATGACATCATCACCCCAGTCAATTTCTGTTTCAGCGGCAGCGCAAGACTTATAGACAATAAAGTCTGCGTCTACCAATAACTTCATTCAATGCACCTCCGCCCAGTTGTTTCCAATCTTGGCTTCTGCTGCGATCGGGAGTCGGAGGTTGTAGTATTCGCCAGCCGCTGCTGCGCTGCGTACCAAGGATGTTGATAAGTTTTCGGCGTGCTCTTTGGAACACTCGAACTGTAATTCGTCATGTATAAATGCAAGCTGCGATGCACACAGCTTTTGTTGGTGGATAGTTTCGTCGTTGATAACAAGCCAACGCTTGGCGATCACACCCGCTCCTGACTGGAGTAGGTAGTTCAATGCTTTATGTGGACTATCTAGATTGATTTTTCGCTGATCAATAGATCTTACAAAGCCACGCTTAGAGGCTGCATCAATAGCTTCTAGCAAATCAGCCATGCCTGGAATAGCAGAGACAAATGCCTCTCTAATCTCAGCACCTTTTTTCTTTGCTTTAGCTGACGAAAGTTGTGAGTCATAACTGTGACCTATTTTTTCATTACCTGCTCCATAGCACCAGGCATAGGTAATTGTTTTAACTTGTCGTCTACTGATTCCAATTCGGTCAGCGTTGACTTGATGGATGTCTCCGTTGAGGAGAATTTCTGCATAGCGTCCCGCATCATATTTAGCGAGGTAATGTGCGAGCATCCGAAGCTCAATACCACTAAGATCGGCGCCCACCATAACTTGACCAGGCGATGCTTGAAAGAGTTGTCTGTACTCATGATTAGAAGGAACTTGTCCTAGGTTTGGTTTACGATGTGCACATCTGTGGGTGTTAGTTGCAACTGAACAATGGTGATGTATGCGGCTAGATGTCGTACTCAGTTTCAGCCATGCGTTCGTGCCGTTCGACAGCATCCCAAGCATTTTCGTTACCGTCAAACATCTCGCAAACATCGTAGAAATCTCTGATCCAATCTCGGTCAGAATAACTTCGTCGACGATAGGCTTCCCAGTAGCTGTCATCTGCGTCGGATTCCAGCCATAGTATGTTTGCAATATCCATGAGATATGATCGCGAGAGGTCGGATTTAATTCTTTGAGTCTTGTGAAGGTTGCACCTTCGATGTAGCCGCTAGTTTTGTTATTTCGCTTTGGAGTGAATTCAGCTCCTGCGACGTAAGGGTGTCTCTTGCGAAGTACCTCTTCAATATCTTGAAGTTCTTGTTGGAGAGTCGATGCAAGTTGCCATGCAGACCGTTCATCGAAATACCATCCATGTCTTTCTTGTTCAGATAGAATTTGCGCAACCTTGTGCTCTAACGTGACCCACTCAGGTAGGGGTGGAAGTGGTCGCATAATTTGGTTGTTACTTTTACGTCTTGTTCGCAGTAATCCTGCATTTCTTGTGACCACTCTTTCCAATCAGTGGTCTTTCCAAACTCACCTTTGTATTCACCTAGTCGGTATCCATACGCTTCGAGAGAGTGTCTACCCCGTAGCTGTAATGGGAACCTACTGTTGTTAAGGCGTTTATCTACCTCGAACATATCCGCGTGATATAGCCGCGACAGAAGTAGGGTGTCAACGACCAAGGCTTTGCACGCAAACCACGGGTAAATTTTTTCAATAACTGGAATGTCATACGAGATAACATTGTGACCGCAGATAATATCTGCTTCTTCAAGCAGTTGTATCCCGCGAACGATCGGCTCTTCAGAACCCTCGTCGTTAAATACATACGTTTCATCAGCTTTCGAGTCGTAAATGACCAAACAGTGAATACGGGTAACATCATTTAGAAGACCGTCCGTCTCCAGATCGAACACCAGCATGTTTCCAGATGTAAGTTTTGTCGATAAATTGTGCTTTCTTTACCATTTCCTCAGTAGGAGGATTAGGACGTTTAAAAATCGGTGCTTGCATCGAATTGTTTTGCTTCATAGAATTTGCACTTTTCTTTGTCGTATTTCAGTTGGCACGCGATGCCAGTTTCCCCAGTAAAGCGATTCTTGAGGATTCGCACTGTTGTATCAGCGTGTTCATCTGAACTCTGTTGATCTCTTTCGAGTCCAATAACTGCGTCAGAGATTTGGCTAATGCTGTGACTTCCGCGCAGCTGTCCAAGTGAAACTTTTGCTCCATCTTCATGTCCTTTGTCGCCTTGTGCTCTCCGTAGGTGAGACACCAGGAACATCGAAATACCAGTCTCTTCACACAGTGACCTGAGCTTGGTCATTGTGGTGTCAATCATCTTCCGCTCGTCACCATCTAGACCTGACAGCAGAATGCTGAGGTGATCTAGAAATACAATCCTGCAGTCGAGCCCTGCAGCGAGGTAGCGAATTCGGGAGATAATGTTGTCAGGATCAAAAGACCCAAAACCGTCAAAAAGAAAAAGGTTCCACTCAGCAAGAGTCCTTTGATAAGCCTCGGTGAGATCAGATCGTTCATGTGTTCCTATGTGAAATTGTTTTCCGCAAGCTGCGGACATCAGCCCTAAAGCTGTTCGTCGGTTTGACTCTTCAAGTGCCACGTACCCAACTCGTTCCCCTTTGCTGAGGAAGTGAGTTGCAAGTTCACGGCAGAGGGATGACTTTCCTTGACCAGTGCCACTAGTAATCGTGACAAGCTCTCCAGCCCTGACCCCCTGTAGTTTTTCTTGTAGTCCGGGGTATGGATACTCATGAATACAATCCTGTTGGGGTTCAATTACGAGGGAAAGTAAGGATTTCCCATCAACAATTCCGTCAGGTTTATAAAGCTCTGCATCCCAGATAGCTTGACGCACTGCATCAAGATTGTTGTCCTGTGCAGCTTCAGATGCATCTTTGTAACCCTTCAGATTAGCAATCTTGACTTTGCCAGGTGGCAATACACTTGCTGCTTCCTGTGTAGCCTTTCTCCCTGCATCATCATTGTCAAAGAAGAGGATTACTTCATCCCAATTCTCAAGCCACTCGTAATTATGCTTGATTGATTTCTTTGCTGCAGCTGCACCATATGGAAGTGATACAGCTTCCCAGGTAGGGAAAGCTTCTCTGCATGTGGCAGCATCAAGCTCGCCTTCGCAGATGACCATCCTCTTGCCTTTATGTCGGAAGAGATGTTGACCAAAAAATTTTCCGTCAGTTTCTCCTTCGTATCGAAACTCTTTGTCTTTAGTCTTGGTTTTTATCCCAAGATTTCGTCCACTGCCATCTCGATAATGGAAGCATAGGATTTCACCGTCGGCGTGGATACCATACTCTTCACATACTCTTTCAGAAATTCCTCGTTTTGACAGTCGTCGAGCAATTCCTCTTGATTCCATTCGTTGTACATAGGTGGTTTTGTGATTGTGAACATTGCCGTCTCCGCCTTTCCAGGTGTGACAAACAAAACAGAAGGTGTGTCCATCGGTGTACAAACTGTTGCCATCAGATGACCCACACTCTTCACAAGGTATGTGTCGCTCAAACTCGCTTGTCATATCAACCAGTCAAGCGGTATGTTTGCCCATGATGACCATGGGATGCCAAGCTTTTCACAGTACTTGGCGTATGTTGTCTTTGATTTTTTACTGATTTTATTAAACGGTGCCTGAAAGACCATGCGTAGATCGATGTCAGGGTTCTGTTGTTTAACAGCTTTGACTTTTCTACGATCAGCAGCATCCCAATATCCTTTACATTCCAACCAGACCCCATTCGGAAGAACGAAGTCTGGCGTATAGGAATGATGTATTACATATGGGATCTTGGTGCTTTCGTATTCATACTTGACACCTAGCTCGACAAGAAGGTCAGCAACCTTTTCCTCCAGCCCAGATCTGAATGCCATTTACATAGGGTGATTTTTTAATGTAAGAAACGCCGCGATACTTCAGAATCTGCTGCTTACATGCAGCTTGCTGTTCACGGACTCGTTGACGAAGTTCAACTTGAGACATGATTGTTCTCCAAAGTACCTAACCCCCGTTCCATGGTTAGGCGTCATGCGTCCAATTCTGCTTCTAGTACCATTTTGGTAAACTGAAGTTCTAAGAATTCAATATCAAGTTGTTCCTGGGGATGACCCCCAGGCCAGTGCTTTTTGTAATCTCTTAGAGCATCTCGAATAATACGAGCGCCACCATCATCTACTTGAATGTCAAACATTGGATGAACGTACGTTTCTTAACCGATTGCTGGTGCAGTCAGAGCGACAGGAGTTGTGTCAGCTGCTGCAAGATCCAACGGAAAGTTATGTGCATTTCGTTCATGCATAACCTCGAAGCCGAGGTTTGCACGGTTGAGAATGTCAGCCCAGGTATTTACAACGTGACCTTGGGCTTGAATAGATTGGTTAAAGTTAAATCCATTCAGGTTAAATGCCATGGTAGATACACCAAGAGCAGCAAACCAGATACCAACAACAGGCCAGGCTGCCAAAAAGAAGTGGAGACTACGGCTGTTGTTAAAAGAAGCGTACTGAAAAATAAGACGACCAAAGTATCCATGAGCGGCTACGATGTTGTAGGTCTCTTCCTCTTGGCCGAACTTGTATCCGTAGTTCTGACTTACCTCTTCAGTAGTCTCACGGATAAGGCTGGAGGTAACCAGAGAGCCATGCATAGCAGAGAACAGAGCGCCACCGAAGACGCCAGCAACTCCCAACATATGGAATGGATGCATAAGGATATTATGTTCCGCCTGAAAGACCAAC